TAAGTGTCTTTCAACCCAGAAGTTGGTTTGGTCTTGATAAAGAAAGTAGACTGTGTTTGGATACAGGTAATATTAAACTGATAAGTTGTTCCTCTGACTAATGTCAATTTAGGATTTTCTTGACGATTGATTACAAAAGCACCATTCGGTACAACCGAATTGTCATTTACATTGTAGGTGACCTGTGTCTTGTAACTCTGATCAACAACAAAGTCATAGGTACCACCACGGACCAAAATTAACGTTGGGTCATTTCCAACAACTTGTTCAAAGGTATAACCGTTATTTGTTCTAGTGACATAAAACTTGTCTGTACTAGGTACACTTGTAGCAGAAACAACTACAGTTTGTGGACCTTCTGGTAACCAATAATACTGATGGTAGTTAACTAACTTGTCGAAGTCAACAAACGGGTCCCATGAATAATAATCGCTAGTGAATAACCTATCGGCGTTATCTACAGTCCCTCCTTGTAGCAGGATTGAATCAATAATACCAGGATAAGTTATAGCATCTTCGTTGGTATTAGTGTCGGGGGCCAACGAAACAACTGTTGGATCTAGTTGATAATCAGATCTAACTTTTGTGCGTTCGCTGACATAAATGTCATTCGCGTCAATACCTTCCCCTATCTTGTTTCCAATATAACCCTGAACTCTTCTGAACTCTGGATTTTGAACAACTTGGTCTAGTGTGGCGGCTAAAAATTGTTTATTAGCTGGGGTCTGAAATATCTCAGGTAAAAAATCAACTGTGCGTACTATTGCCATTAAATTACTCCACTTCCTGGTGCTGTTCTAATATTAGTGCTTGTTAATGCTTGAATGATTTCAATATCGTTCACTGTTGCTGCGTTGACAAATATCTGATTTGGTTCCGCTCTGATTTCATATAAATCACCAAATGACTTACTAGTATTTAACGGAACTAATACCACTGATGCTACAATATTTCCAATATTACAATGTAGATACGACGACAACTCAGAGAAGTAAAATGTCTGTCCAAAATCACTATTGTCGATAGAGAAAAACTTATCCATGTAGGTTACTACTAAGTTTCTAATCTCACTGTTGCTAATAACAGTTCCTTGAGCTGGTACTACTTTAATAATACCTCTTAATTCCTCGTCCGCTTTTGCTCCGAACAATGGTTTAAACTCAACACTATTAACAACTAAGTTATCAGAAATCATCTTGTATGTCTGAAGATTAGCATACTGTGTCGTAAGGAAATTCATAGTTGGTACCGCTGGTTTTGGAATAGTGCCAGTAGAATCTTTAATCCAATTCTGATATGACCTATAGTATTCAGTGGTAACAACATACAAGTCAATGATGTTAGTGCTGCCTGGATTAATAATATTAGTCAGTGAACTATTATGACGATACTGGAAGTATAAGTCTTGACGACCAATTCTAGCAATATATGACTCATCCAAAACCAACGTCTTCACCCCAGAGTAATCTTGAGTGATTCTATAAAATTGTTGATTTGTTATTAGTCCAGGACTATTAGCGTAAGCATAGAAAACTTGACCATCAAAGTATTCTTCTTTATGTAGGTCTATATCTCCCTTGGTCGGATAACTGACATTCACTTTACCCTTTTCAACAAGCAAGTAACGTTCTAAATTGTCGAAGTCAACGGTCTTTTGTAGGAACACTAACTTGTTTTGTGGTGACACACTTGGACGGACGATTTCGTCGAAGAAGTCAGGATCAACTGGAACATTATTGGCATTATTTTGCTCGTATGCTACTATTACTTGAAAGTCGTCGACATATCCATCACTTTCAACTGGTTGAGCAACAATCGGCATTACGATATCTGAGGGTAACGGATAATTACTGTCGGGTAAACTGTTGGTCTTCAATACTTTGACAAAGTCTTTAATGGTGGTTCCAGACTTAGGATCATATATTGGTTGGTTCGTGTAAAAGAAGAATCTTGTCTGTTGAACACTACCAAAGAAATAGTCCAAAGCTCTAAACACTACCGTGTATTTACCATTGGTAACTGTTCCCTGAATCATCCAACTAGCATCAAGATACAATCCCTGTGTATTATGCGCGTATTGAAGACTGAACGGAGCATTGACCGCTAAGTTGTTTGCTGTAATCAGATACCAACGTTTTTCTGGATCTACTTGAGAATTGTCGTATCCCAAACCAAAATTACGATTCAACACAATTTGTTGAACAGTCTGGTCTATTACACTATTCGGAATATCGCTAGCATATATCGGAATAACTATGGATGCTATTGCTCCGGTTGGAATAAAGATGTCTAATACTACCGGACCTTGACCGGTCAATAGATTCCCTGTTCCTTGGTTGGTTCCATCCGCATAAATTGCCGATGGTGAAGACCAAATAAAGTTTTTTCCACCGTCTGCTCCGATAAGACCAGGAACAAGTTGATTTTCATTGTTGAAATAATAACCGATAGGGGCTGTAAACTTAACCAAAGAACCCACTTGGACGTATCTTGTTGTGGAGGAAGAGTATATTCCAAGTGTGACGGGGTCTCCTTTGTAGTCAACAAAATACCCTGTAGTTTCATTGACTAAATGTGTACTTTCGTTCCACTTAGTATCTGCTGGTAGAGTATATCTTGGGAAATTGGCATAATAGAATTGACGAGCACTTACGTTAGCCGCTTTTGGATTGATAGAATTCGCAATACCGTCATAAACTTCATTACTAGACAACCAGGTAAACTCTAAACTAGGAGTTGAATTATCTTCGTATAGAGCACCATCACTGGAGAAAATATTAGTACTTGAATATTTACCGGTTGGATCAACTAAGTCTAGATTTCTTGAGATACCGACACTGGTTCTATTGACAGCAGCACTCTTGACGATACTATTATAAGAAGTGAATGGGAAATTAGTATAGTCTTCTCCATTTACCATTCTATTCTGTGTATAGTATCTAGCAGGAGCTCGTTGTTTAATGGCCTGAATAGACTCACGAGTCTGGGCATTGGTTACAGGTTCAGTTAGTCCACAGGTAAATGTAATTGTTTCAATTTGACCAGAACGACTAACGTAATTAATCGGAATAACAACACTCTGCATGTTGACCGGATTAATAATATACTCTAGACCGTTACTGGCTCTAACATAACACTTATATAACCCGACTGGAATTTCACTGAACACACCGTCTCCAAAGATCAATGTTATCTGATCATTGGCGCGACTAGTGGTAGCAAATATACTTCTTAAATCCGGACTCAACTGTTCAGTAGCTGCAGTATAGATATTCTCTACATAAGTCCATTCTTTTGAAATACTGCCAACGTCGTCAACTTGGAATAACCAACGGTCCTGCTCATTGATACCTTCAATGTTGATATCTACTGTACGGTTAGATATTCTTTCTGGTAGGTTGAAGTTCTGACTCTGAAGAACTCCCTGTTTGAACATAAAGAAGTATCCTGAGTTGGCGCTACCAAAACCCAAACCATCGTTACGATAGAGCATATTGAATAGACCACCTGGTTTAGGACTAGGTTCATATATTAAACCAGCACTCGTAGCCACAGCATTGACTACCTCAAACGGCATACTAATACCATCAATGGTTGCGGTATAAGGAACGATAGGCAAGTAACCAGGAACAAAATTCATGGTATACTGACTGGTACCTACGCCAAGAATATCTACGCTATTTCCTGGTTTTCCAACCTTCTGGGAATCTACTAGAGCGGCATTAATAATAGTTGTGAATTGTTCTTGCCAAGAATAGTTGGTTGGATCGGCCCAGTTCACTGTAATATTTGATAGGTTCAACCCATTGTAGTCATAAACGTTTTCTGTGGTCTGAACACTGAAAACTTTTAGGTATCCTTGAGCAGCATTATTACGTTTTGGGGTATAACTAACAAGATTTGCTAAACGAACAACGCTATCCCGACGTTCAGCGGTGTCAATGTAGTTCTCACGAGCATTTAAATCATTACGAAACGCCAGTGATTGACCCATAAAGGCCATCACATCAAGCAACGCGATGAACTCGGAACTCTCAATGTAGTCATTAAAAGTTTCCGGATAGTAAGTTGTTAAATAATCAACGAACGTCTTTCGTAGTGTCTCAAAGTCATAGCTCTGGAAATCTGCCTCTTTATAAGTCTGGTAGATTTTTTTCCAGTCTTGAACTCCAAAAATAGATGTCTGTCGTAAAGTTTTCGCCACGGTATAATACCCCAATGTTTTATTAGAGTATTTATCTATGTTAAATTAGTGACTTTTTTAGAGGTATTCCGCGGTTCTACTATTCTGATTCATGAATAGATTCAACATCTGTGCTTCAGTGGCTGGCGCTATCGTTATAGCAAGTTGAATTAATAAACCATTCTGTTGGGGGAATAACTGGGCAGAATTAAGAAATACTCTGGGATCTTGAGCACATACTCGTTGGATCTCGGAAAAAATAGCTCGTTCGGTATCTTGAGTCTGCGACTCAAACACATAACTCCACAGTATTGTTCCATATGCTGGATTACCAGGAACTTCGCCCTGACGAATGCTAAATGCGTTCAATAAATCGCGACGAACCAGTTGATCTCCAACTAGTGTGAAGTTTTTGTTTTGTCCCTGTGTGTTAAATCCAATGAAAGTTGTCATATATTACCCACTATAGTAAATTCTAGTCGGACTAGGAGCGTAAGCATCACCAAGTTTGGCGGAATCCCTCATCTTCTGATTTGCCCTTGTTATATCCTCAATTATCTTTTGCCAGAAATTTCCGGGATAACTGTATACTGGTTGAGGAATCTTTGGGTTACCCAATATCTTTTGACTGGCAATATCAACCGTACTTCTATTTACTGTATCGCTGTATCCTATC